AGGAAGCCTTGCGTGAATGGCTACAAGAAGCCATCGTCCCATTGATTGAACAGGTGCTGGTCAAGAAGTTAGGGCAAGCCATGTCCTTTGCAGCATCTGAGCTTGTGCAACCACAGCGCACATGGGTAGGGCTGACGCGCATGGATTTAATTAAATGTGGAGTCTTGCCGTTTGGAATGTCGTATGAACTTTGCCAAGCCATTGAGGCCAAACTCAAGGAGAAGAACACATGAGCTTAAAAGAATCAACCAGCAAATTCCTGCGTGAAATTACTCGAACCAAGACAATTCGAGAAATTATTGCCATTGAATTGAAAGAGGCGCACAAAAAGAAACTAGAAGCTGAATCAGGTGTTGAATATGCAGTTTCAATTGTTAGCTACAACGAAAAGCGCATCCAGCGGTTGCAAAAGCGGTTAACAGAACATACTGAAGAAGGTGACTACACATGATTGACCGTCTTGTTTTGGCTGCGGTGATGGGTGTTACAGGCTGGCATGGACTGTATCCTGATCCACCAGAGCCTATGACCTTGCAACAAAAGGCCAAGTACAAATCTGTGAGCGCAGTTTGTGCAAAAAAGAGAAAGACTCCAACTGTAAAAAAGCTATGTAATGAATGGGAACAACACAATGAACAAAAGCGCATTTGACTACTCAGGAGCATCACTCTGGACAACAGACGATAAACTGAAGAAGATAAACATTGGCAAGATCAATGGTACTAAGCGTAGAGAACAGATGAAGCGAACTGAGATACCAGACTACCATCCACTTCAAAGCAGGAAGAACAAGAAATGAAAACAGCCTTTGATTACAAAGACCAACCCTCATTTTGGCTGACAGATACCAAGATGAAGCGGTTTAAACAAGGTGAGGAATTTGCCAAGAAGAAGCAGGATAGTAGAGACATCAACGACAAGAATCAGGTGTTCATCTACTCAAAAGCACTGTCTCGCAAGAAATGATTCAACAAATTCGTACATTCTTTGGCAGACAAAGAGGATCGAAAGGCAACAGACATACCAGTGTTGTCACAGGAATAGCTTGGATTTGCTTGGGTTGCGGGAAAGTGTTCACTAACAAACAGTTGTCAGCACTTCATAGGTGTATTAGGGAAATTCCCTATATCAATCATGATAATGTCTGACAGAATACACGCATTGATAGGTTTTTTTAACAGGAGTGAAAAATGTTTGATATTGAGAAAGAAACTTGGATGGCATTGCAAGACCTCAATTCTGAGGATGTTGCAGATGCAATCTGTGATAGCGATGCAATAGTAGAAGCAATACAGTCAAGTGCTTGGACTGATGTTGCAGACATCATTAGAGCCAGAGTAGAGCTTAAAGCAAAGCGTCTGGCACAAGTAGCACTTGATCTGCCTATAACCCCTTGGGTGGACTCAGAAGAAGAATTAAACCTATGGCGTTGTTACCGTATTGAACGCCAACAAGCAGCCTTGGAAGACCGCAAAGTAAAAGTTAAAATCAATCCCTATTCCAAGAGCGAGGTCAACAATGAAGACTAAGCTATATCTTGATCGGATCATTGAGGAACATTCAAATGAATACTACTGTGCATTCTGTGTTAAACCGAATAACCCAAAAAATCCATGCTGTGATGATTCGTTTTTTATCTTATTTCGAGATTTGGACACCGACACTCAGCATCAACGAGCGGCAGAAATTGCGGCAAAAGGCGGCTAAACGAATCAAGCAACAGCCAAAGGTACAACGGGTGGTTATGCCATCCAAACTAATCACCGACCCTGAATTTGGGTATGTGAACTCAGCCCTGACCGATGTGTCAGCAACATGGAAGAAGCATTCAACAGGAGTGAAAAATGCTGGATTATTCGACAATCCTAATGCGGATAGAAAGAACGACAAAAAGTCTGGATCAGAAATGCCTACACAAAAAATTCGTAGGGTTCAATAGCGAGATTGCTCAGATGCACAGTGACTTGACGTTACTTGCAATGTGGGCAGTCAATCAAGAAGCAATAGATATTTTTAACGATGCAATGGGAGTTGATGAATGACACAAACTACGATAGGCCATCTGGTTGACAGAAAAGAAGCAATTAGCAAAATGCTGTCAACAAATGTGAATGAACATACTGAAAAAAAAGGTGGTTTGACATATCTTTCATGGGCGTGGGCATGGGCTGAAGCACTCAAAGCTGATGAAGATGCCACTTACAAAGTTGAAATGTTTGGAGACAAGTGTTACATGGACATAAACGGCACTGCAATGGTGTTCGTAACAGTCACAATGTTTCGCAAGCCAATGACTTGCCAACTACCTGTGATGGACTTCCGCAACAAAGCAATCCTCAATCCTGATGCGTTTGCAGTCAATACTGCCATCATGCGTTGCATGACTAAAGCATTGGCATTGCATGGACTTTCGTTGTACATCTATGCGGGTGAAGACTTGCCAGAGGGTGAGGGTTCAGACGTTGATGTAAACGTAATGATTGACCACTTGGCAGCTATTGATGCTGCTTCAACCCTTGAGGAACTGAAAGATGCTTATACAACTGCTTACACTGCTTGCGGTGCTGATAAAAGCTGGCAAAAGAAAGTAATTGATGCAAAAGATAAGCGTAAAGGAGAATTGAAATGAACAACCCACCAGCATTTCCTCATGTAGCTGATATCCTGCAATTTGATGGTAATTCAGCTACTGTAAAAACCCTTACGCAAAACGGCATGACATTGCGTGACTACTTTGCGGCAAAGGCTATGCAAGGGTTGTTGTCTTCTGATGTCAATGCCCCACTTGAAACATTTGCAAAACAATCTTACAAAGTGGCAGATGCCATGTTGAAAGCGAGGGAAGCATGACTTTTACCGATAATGAAATTGCTGTTATGGCTGCTGAAGCGTGTAGAACAGATGTTGGCTTTAAGTCATGGACTATTTCAACTAAACACTTGCAAATCTTTGCTGAAATGATTGCATCTAAAGAGCGCAGGGAGTGTTCAAAGGTTTGTGCAGAATTAGGCGAATGGGCTTGTGTTCACGCCATTGAAGCAAGAGGAGAAAAAGCATGAGTGATATTGAACAAATTCTTAAAAGACTTAGGTTTGACAAAGAAACAGGGCAGTTTTTTTGGATTAAGCCAAGCAAATATCATTTAGATTTAATTGGAAAAGTTGCGGGTTGCATTGGAAGATCAAACCCAAATAAAAAATACTGGGTAATTAAGTTAAACGGGAAAGCATATAAAAGAGCAAGACTTGTTTATTTGATAACTCATGGGAAGTGGCCTGAACCTTGTGTAGATCATATAAATGGAAATTCATTAGATGATAGACCTGAAAATCTTAGACAAGCCTCCATTATGGAAAATGCTTGGAATCATAAAAAAAGAGCAAGACGCATTCAACTGCCAATTGGAGTTAGAAACCTTGCTTCAGGGAAATTTCAAGCAAGGATCGGTTATTGCGGTAAGCAAATCCACCTTGGAGCATTTCAATCACCTAATGAGGCATCAGCCGCATACCAATCAAAAAGGAAAGAGTTATATGGACAATTTGCCTGAAGTTACTCAGCAATCGCCAGAATGGTTTGCACAGCGTTGTGGCAAAGCTACAGCATCCAGAATCTCTGACATTGTTGCTAAGACAAAGACAGGCTACAGCACTAGCAGAGCTAACTACATGGCTCAGTTGGTAGTTGAGCGCATGACAAACCAAGTAGCAGAGTCATACACCAATGCGGCTATGGAATGGGGTACAGAGAATGAACCCTTTGCTCGTGCCGCATACGAGGCTAAAACAGGCAATATGGTCGATCAGGTAGGTGCTATCGACCACCCAAGGATTGCCATGTCTGCTGCCTCTCCTGATGGCCTTGTGGGTGACGATGGATGCTTAGAAATCAAGTGTCCTAACACCGCCACACACATTGAAACCATCCTGGGTGATGAGCCAGCAAAGAAGTATTACGACCAGATGCAGTGGCAAATGACGTGTACGAACAGAAGTTGGTGCGATTTTGTGAGTTTTGACCCACGAATGCCAGCGCATTTACAACTGTTTGTCAAAAGAATCGAGCGCAATGACGAATACATTGAACAACTCGAAAAAGAGGTAGTCCAGTTCTTAATGGAAGTGGAAGACAAAGTTAAAAAACTCAATGAAATTAAGGTGTAAATATGGAACAGCGTGATAACTCAGGTGTGTTGTTTAAAAACGACAAGAAAGAAAAAGACAATCACCCAGACTATAAAGGCAACATCCGTGTTGCTGGTCAGGAATTCTGGCTTTCAGCATGGATTAAAGAGGGCAAGAACGGCAAGTTCATGGGACTAGCAGTCAGTCCTAAAGAAGAACAAGCAGCACCAACAGCCAAGGTCAGACCTAAAGCTGGTTTTGATGACTTGGAATCGGACTTGCCTTTTTGATGTAACTTAATGGGGAAAGCGTAAGTGAGTACCCACTAACTTTGATAGGAGTTAATATGACTTTAAGTTTTGTAGAGCGTAAGCAAATATGGTGGGATTGGCATAAAGAAAACCCACAAGTGTGGCAATACTTTGAAAAGTTTGCCTTAGAAGCAGTTGCCAATGGACATAAAAAGGTCAGTCATTGGCTGATAATCAACAGAATCAGATGGGAAGTCACTATAGTCACTACTGGTTCAGACTTCAAGATCAGTAACGATTACATTGCTTTCTATGCTCGACTCTGGCAAGCAAAATATCCTGAATACAAGAACTTGTTTAACACTAAACAGATGATCGGAGAACCAAGATGATTGCAAATATCTTTTCCTTGATTTTACTTTTGGCTTTTGGTGGAGGAATACTCATACTTGGAGTATGGATTTGCCTCCACTTCTTTGACGATTAGGCGTGTAGACCATTCAAATACTGAGTCTTTCCCGCAACCTTGACAGCAGTCAATTCTTGATTCTTCAGGTTGTTGGGGTCATAAGAAACATGAACCCATCCACTATCAGGTACGCCTTGTGTGTAAAACTCTAAGATCAACTGTGTGTAGTCAAGGTTATCCATGATCCACTGTGCAAGGTCAGCATTAGCAATACCAGCAATCTCAATATCAGCAGCCTGACCCTTGCAATGGTCTGATGTTTTAGACCCACCAACAGCCGCATTACTTTCAGGACTACGATAGGCAGAGTTCACGGTAACAGACTTGCCGAAGTGTTCTCTAACAGGCTGTAAGACGTTCTCACACAATGCTTTGAGGTTCTCAATAGTTGTTTCATCAGGCGTGTTGTCCAGACCCAAACGAGTGGCAGTGTCTGACTTGGTAAGTTCTTTTAGGGTGAAGTTGGCAGATAAGTTCATGGTTTGACTTTCAAGGTTTGGAGGGCTTCGTTGTAGAGGGAGACACAGGTTGCAAGTTTTCTGATGGCGGCATCTCCTTCGTCTGTGATGGCGATAAGAGCTTTAGAAGTCTCTGGGTCAAGTTCGGCTGATGCACTTCCTGAGTTATCTCCGCTGGTAACTGGGGCATCTGAGGAGGTATGTACGGCGCACTCTGAGGCTTTGACAGCGACCCGCAACTTGAGAGAACCACTGTCAATATCACTATTGCGCTTTTGCTGTAAAAGTTTAGCATTTTGATTGGCTTTCATCAGTTGGTTAGATTGGGTATTTACAGCAGAAACTAGTGCCTGTTCCTTTTGTCGAGCATCTGCATTCAGAGCAGCAATCTGAAGCTGTTGTTTAGTAAACTCATCGTGTTTACCCTTAGAGTATCCACCGCCAAAGGCAGAACCAATGGCGATCAATATACCCAAGATTACCCAAGGATTAAACAGACTCATGGCTTAGGCGGTTCATCATTGTCAACAACTTCAGCCTTTGATGTGGCAGTAGCTATTGCTTTGACACCAGAACGACCAGCAACACCACCCAAAACACCAGTAATAAACACCATGATGGTATTGATCTGCTGCGTGTAAATCTTGTCAATTGCTGCCATGCCTGACATTGGCTGAGTTACAAAACTGACGCTGTAGAGGAACATTGCCACTGATCCAAGAAGAATCAGGGTCAAGGAAAAGATTACGATTGCCCAAATTCTGACTTCAATTTCATCAGAAGTCATGCGAGTATTTTTGTTCATCACGATTGTTGGCATCACTTTTTCTCCGGTTCAGGTTTAACTAACATTTCTGGACAAGTAGCTGTAGCAGTACAAATAGGGGGTTTGCACTCAGCATTCTGCCAATTTTGAGGGTCTTGGCAAGGATAGCGAAATCTATCTTCACAGCCTGTTAGCAGCACCAACAGGATTGACAGACCCCAAATACAGTAGATATTCATTTATCTTTCTCCCTTTCTTTTTGCTCAATTTTCTGTCTCATCTTTTCGACCTTCTCGACCTGAGCCTTGGCCTCATTCTTAGTCTCCAAGATGTCAAGATAAAGAAATCCCATCAGTGGCAACAACAAGGCGATCAATACGCAACACGCTATCCAAGCCACTATGTCTTCCTCCACTGACTTACGAACAGTAACCACATCCACAGGTAGAGGAGGAATATAGAAGTCGCTACTAGGTACGCTAGTTTTAGCTGGAAGTTTCTTTCTTCCTCCTTGCGTTGCCATAGTTCCCGCCTTTTTACTGCTTCTAGCTTCAGCCTTGCTCCAGTTTGCTCCTCTTGAATTGTTTCCCTCATCGCAAATACCTCTGAGTACAAAGCACCCATCTCAGGAGGACTCTGGTAAACCATGCACTCCCTGATCTGTACCACTAACTCAGCCATTTGCTGCTGTGCCATTACCCTTTTTAGAGCCGCTTCCATGTGGTTCTGGTTAGGGTCATAGACATTCTTTGACTTTTCTTCTTCTTCCCTTATGTGCGCTTCTAATTGTTCTTGAATCTTGAAGAATTCAGTGAGTTGTTTGACAATATCAACCTTGAGTTGGGTTTCATCAACGGCAACAAACTTTTCTTTCTTTTTCGCCACAGACTTGGGCGAGGAGGGGGCGATAACTGTTGCTGGTTTACCCTTAGATTTAAAGAAGTTACTAAAGTTACTCCAAAATCCAGTAACTTCCTTATATATCTTGGCGGCTTCGTCAACAGTAGACTTGACCTCCATAAAGGAAGTTTTGGCCTGTTTGTAAAGCTCACAACCCTCTTTGATTGCTGCAACACAAGCATTGGCGGCAAAAAGTAGGGTGATCGGATCAATTTTTAACCCCTATTCTGGCGCAAATTGATAGTATTGCTCTGTAACAGGCTCAACAACTTGACTAGGACTAACGGCAGTTGATGCTCCAATGTAGCCAGTACGCAAGACACCCATGCCCAAAGCAGTGGCAAAATCAGACAAGTCTTCTGGCTTAATCATTGACTTGAAGTCAATCTCTTTACCTTTCTTACTTATGATTTTTGTTGACGCATTTAATATTGCATCTACACCACCTTCGTCAAGAAATAACTTTCTATGCGCTTGTTTTGTTGCTTCATCAATGTTTGACTGACCAATCAAAGACAAAATCCTAAAACCTTTATTGAAAACGCTTGCAATCTGGTTAACAGCAATTCCAGCAATTCTTTGAGGACTTACACCGCCAGTTGCTCGTTCAAGTGCAGAAGTTTCTTTGACAGCAGCAGCACGAATTTGAAGATTTTCAACATTGACCTTACTTGATAATCTTGATACATCAGCCAATGCAGTCAAACTGTTGTAGTGCTTTTGCCCAAATATAGACACAAACGCATCTTTGTTATTTTCAAGATATTTCAATGGGTTGTCAGAATCAAGCATACGAGTGACAAGCCCATTTTTCACAGCAAGTTTTGCATTGATTTGCTCATCAGATGACAACTTATTAAGGTCTGTAGTAAATTTATTACGGTAACTTTTACCTGTAGAACCTGTCATTTTAGACACTATTCCATCTACACCCATTGAATCATAGTCTGACAAGAAACTTTGACCAAGACGAGTTTTTGCTTCTCTTGCTGCATCATCAATAGCAACCTTTTCAGTTGCTAAATATTGTGCTTTTAATCCAGTATCAGATAATCGTTTCTTTAAAGCAGGAAGCTGATCAACAATGTCGCTATAACCACCATTTGTACTTGTCTTAGACAAAAGATTGTCCAGTTTTTGTGGGTCAATAAAACCATTCTTGTTTAATGATTGGTTATACAGCTTTGACATAACTGATTTTTCAGCCAAAGAAATACCATCATTTCCAGCCACACGCAAGAATTGATTCAAGGCTGTTGGACTTGATGCAATCAATGGAGAGATTCTTTCTGCATAATCAGCAGAACTGATTTTTTCAATGGCAGCAGCATCTTTAAATGGAACACCAACTTTATTAAAGTAGTCAGTATCCAAGTTAGTCATTGCCTGACCAAAAGGCAATTTTTCACCTCTAAAGTCAACTGTGATATTGCCACTAGAGTTTTGAACCTTATCTAATGCTTCATCTACTCTGTTTTGCAGTAGACGCAACTTATCTTGCCTATTCGGATCACGGGTTATTCTGATGTCTTCAGCCACACGCCTTTTCAATGAATCAAGGCTTGTAATATCCATGCCTATAGACAAGTCTGGTGCAGTGGTAGCTGGCAACATTGTTCCTGCTTCACTAGGTGCTGCTTGTCTACGCATAGCCTTAAATTTAGAAGACTGCTCACGCACAAGTTTCAATAAAGGAGCTTGCTTTGCCCAAGGATCACCTTGAAACAATTGTTCTGCCGTGTTTAACAAATCTTGTGTATCTTGTGCTGGCAACAAAGCACCTTGTTTAGATGCTTGACCTAAAACAGAATCATATTCTGGTGAAAGTGCGGCTCTTGCAGCCTTTTCTTTAGCTAATACAAGATTCTGTATCGCAGTGCCAATTTCTACAGGTTTAGTTCCACCAGCAATGTTTGCTTGTGATGTTAATTTGTTTAATTGATCGTCAATAAAGCCAATTCGTTTATTTAAATCAGTTTCAACTTCAGCAATTTTAGTTTTACCTGATGGCAATTCAGCACTTGGCGCAGGATAAATTTCTGATGCTCTTTTTTGAACAGCAACCTTTAGATCAGAATATAACTTGTTCAATTCACCAGCAAAGCCAACATCATTCTTTGCAAGGTCTTCCAATTTTGTTCTGAAAGCAATATTATCTAAACCAGTAACGGCTAAAGCACCTTTTTGACTAGTAACAAACTGAACTCTATCTTGAACAGTTTTTAATCTTGCTTGAAGTGTTGGGTCTGCTTCAAGTGCTTTTTCTACAAGGTCTTTAGCCCTTGAAATGCCTTCAACATTAGCTAAATCAGCAATATCAAGGTCTTTAATGTCAAATCGCTCTTTACCTTTTTCAAAAAGCATTTGACCACCCTTTGCAGTTCCACCTCCAGAAAGCAAAGAAAAAACTAATCCACCTATAACTTGTCCGGGTAAACCAGCTACTTGTTGACCAATTTCACCGCCAGCTTCACCACCAACGCCAGCCATACCGCCAGTTAAAACATTGACCCCTTTTGTTAATAATCCTCCACCAACCAAATTAAAAGGATCAACAGCACCTTCTACAAAAGAACCAGCATATCGTTGCAATCCAGTAGCAGGACGCATTTGTGGCTTTAAACCCAATCCTTTTTGAATTGATTTGGTTGTTACTTGTTCTAATTCAGGTTGCGATGGGAATGCTCCTGCAAATGTTCCTTGCTCCGCTGCGCTACCAGAGGCAAGTCTAGCCGCAGTTCCAGTCAACCCACGACCAGCACTCTGCAATAAATAATCAAACATTGATGGAGCAGAAGTAGGCTCATCTCCCATTGTTTGTAATGGAAACGGAACTTCGCCTCTTGCATATTCTGGAGATTCCATAATACGCATAGAAGCCGCAATCTCAGCTAATCTACTAGCATCTTCTACATTACCTGCGGCATCAGCATTACGCAATGCTTCAATCACTTCATTATAAGTTGCCATAATTACCTCAAGATTATTTTGGTTTTCGATATTTATTGATCAACTCATCGTCAGAAGATGTTTGTTTTTGTTCTGAACTTGTTTTTTCATTTGGTTTAATCAATTTAAATTTAGCCAACTGGTCATCTAACTGACGAATTGCAATAGCATAGTTTGGAGTGTCTTTGTATCCAGCTTGTTCGGCTTGATCTTGAATAAACTTTTTACGTTCTAACAATGCTCCACGATAAATAGCAGTAGCAAATCGCTCTGCTTGTTCTTTTGTAACACTTGTTCTTTGGCCTGTAAAAAATCCTACAACATCTTGAGCCACCCTGTCTGTTAAACCACCAGTTCTTGCGTATCTAGAAATATCAGCATTAGACATATTCTTGCCTTCGCCAGTCAATTTTGCCAAAGCACCCGGCAATGATGCAGCGGCAATGTCATTTGTTGTAGACATTCTGATTGTTTCAATAGCACTTGGAGCATCAGAAATAACTGTTGATGTTCGATCCATTATTGGGTCTTTGCTTATTTGTGAGCTAAATGCAAGCCAATCTTTAGGAGCAGCAGGTTGACCCGGCAAAAGAATTGCACTAGCTTTTGCTCTTGCATTTCCTTCTTCTTCAACTCGTTTATTGACAATAGCTTTTTGTGCTGGCGTTATTTGGGCAAAAGGTTTGTTATCGTATAGTTCGGCAGAAATTGCATCTCTATCAGAAGTTAAAGATAGTTGCTTATCCGGTCTTTCATAAGTTGCAAGTTCAGCTTCAAGTGCTGCTCTTTCGCTAGGTCGCAATAACAAACCACCAGTTTCAGGGCTTAACATACGAGTAATTTCAGCAACTCTTGCACCAGTAGCTTGTTTATCAGATAACTTATCAGTGCCTTTTAATAGTTCAGCAACTCTTGTTTCAAAAGCAGTGCCATAAAGACCTTCTGCTGAAGCAATTCTTTCAGCCTCTTGAACCTTGGCAGTTATTCCTTGTCTTGCTGCGCCACTTGCTTGTTTAATCTTCACTTTTGAATTAAGTGCATTTTGGTAAATTTTCATTGCTAATTCAGGCGCAGCTTGTGCATATTTTTGAGCAATTTGTATATTTTGGTCAGGATTACTTGGGTCTAATTCACGCAAGATTTGCTGTTGCAAACCAATCATCTGCAACTGAGGGTCTTTAGCACCCAAAGCACCACCAATAGCACCACCCAACTGTTGCCCACCAAGGTACAGGCTGTATTGCGCCTGTTGCATGGGGTCAAGTGACGCATATCGCATTGCTTGTGCTTGCATTGCTTCATTTTGCTTTTGTTGGTACAAAGCACGTTGCATTGCATCTACTTCAGGAAACATTCCTTGAACAACTGATTGTTGTTGCGGCTGTTGACCAGAAGTAAACTGAGGCTCAGAAGTAAACATTCCTCCTGATAAACTTTGTAGTTGCGTTTGTGGAGTACCGCCAGCAGCCATCTGATCCGCATTAGCTTGCATCATTGCCAAGAATTCTGGTGATGATTCATATGGAACAAAATTAGGACTAGTAGCAACATCAGGATTAGACATATCTCTAATTACAGGATCAGGAGTTCCATCTGCCATCACGTTAGTTACTGGCATAGTCATAAGATTAGTTGTATTAACAGCCATGATTTTTTTCCTTAGACAGAGTAGTCAGAGCCAGCCATAAAAGCATTGCCTCTTGTTATATTTGCATTGGTTTGCGGAGCATTCCACCAGTTTGCAACTCCTTGACCAAATTGCTGATTGTTTGCAAGACCACTTAGAGCAGTAGCAAATGGGTTGTAGGCATTGGCTTGTTGTTGAGTTAACGCAGCACTTCTACCACCAGTAAGTAATGATTGACCAACATTAGCACCAGCAGTAGCGGCTCGACCACCTAAAGCAGAACCCATCTCCAAAGGTTGTTGACCAAGTTGCTCAAGAGTAGAACCAGCACCCAAATAAGTTGTAAACGGGTTCAATGCACTGACTTGACCAGATTGATACTGGCCTAACAATTGAGAACCACTACCAAACAATCCCGCACCAAATGCTGTTCTTTGTTGTCCAGCTTGATCCGCTTGACTTGCAATTTGTAAATCTTGTTGAGCTAATGCGTTGTAATATGCTTCCATCTCAGGAGAGGCAGCACCAAAGCCAGCCGCACCGCTAGGACGAGCAGAAGTAGCACCAACAGACAAACCACCACGACCCTGCTGATACAACTGGTTCTGCAATTGAGCCATTGATCGTTCACGGCTAGGTGCAAGCAAATCCTGTTGCTGTTGCATATATTTTTGTGCAGTTTGTTCAGGAGATTGAGCAAGATATTGCTGACCCAATCCAAACAAACTTTCAGCAGATGTAGACAATGGCAAATACTGCTGTTGCGCTTGTTCAGCCTGAGTCAATGCACCGCCTGTAAGAGCCTGTAGACGGTCTTGGTAAGCCCTTAACTCAGGACTGACGTTGTAGCCAGCACCAATTAGATTACCTTGTGCATCTGTCTGAAAGTTAGATGTACCGTAACGGGTTGTTATGCCAACAGGACGAAACCTTGCCGCATCTGCTGCAATTTGTGCTGCTTTTACTTGAGCATCGGCTGAAGTACGAGCCGCACTTCTTGCGGCATCTCCTTGCATTGCGCCGCCTAATAGTTGTGTTCCTCCGATTACTAATGCTGCTGAAAATGGCATATCAAATCTCCTTTGCGACTGCTACATGAGTAGCATTAAAACCAAATTTTCTATAAAACGCTTCTAATGGTTCTTTAAGGTTATAACTTGCAATCAACCTCTTACAACCATTTTCCTTTGCAATCTTCTCAACCAAGTCAAACATTTCCTTGCCAATCCCTTGCTTTCTATACTCAGGCTTTAAAAAGAACATATCAACTTGACACCAAGTTTCATCATAATATGGACTCTTAAACAATCCATAAAAAATATAACCAATTGATTGGTCATCATCTTTGGCAATCACAACCCTCAAATTACCTAAATAAACCGTATTGAAAATGGGCTTCTTATCATTGAAACAAACCCAATGTTCAAGACTCAAATCATCAAAGTTTTCAATGTCAGACAACTTACCATCAACTACAGTGACAGTAGATTGTTCATCATCAATAACTGTAAATTGGTTCATACAGTACGTTTCCACATATAAACAGTAATGTATGGTTGGTAGTTAGCATTTGTTACGCTGACACCAGTTGTAGCAACTGTTGTTGCAACAGTAACTCCAGTTACAGCAGTATCTGTATTTGAATTGCCAGTTTGTTTTAAAGCACCATTAGAACCACTATCAAGAAGTCCAGTTTGAAATCCAATAACGTGCGAGTGTCCGGGGTCTGTAACAGTTGATGTGGCAGTGTGGGTGTGAGTTGGAACAATTGCATCTGCACTACCACCAGTTTCTTCGGCAGTATCAAACAGTGCATTCCCTGAATCAAAACCAACCATTACACGACCAGCACCAAAGGCAGTCCATGTACCAAAGCCTAACAATGTTGCAGGATTAGTTGAACTTGTCGCATTGGTGTAAATTGTTCCAACAGGATACAAGATTTGAAGTGCGGCTTGAACAAATGCAGTTGTGGCAAGAGCAGTCGAACTGTTACTAGAAGACTGAGTGACACCAATACTTCCCGTCGGCAATGTAGGCGTACCTGTAAAGGTAGGACTAGCCAAATCTGCTTTAGTCGCAACAGCAGTAGCAATGTTATTGAATTCAGTGTCAATCTCAGTGCCTTTGACAATCTTTAAAGCATTACCAGAAGCCAAAGCATCTTTGGTTGCGAAGTTGGTTGATTTAGTGTAATCAGTCATTTCTTTCCTTTAGCTCATCTTGCCATTTTTAGCTTGAATTTCAATCTTTTGATACGACAATGGAGTTCCATTAATATCAGATTCATAACCTGTTTGTACAACTTTGCCCGATCCAGATGCCGCAACTGTCAATGTCTGTAATGCAACACCAGCAGAATAATACGCAATAACTGTTGCATTTGCACCATATTCCGCAACTCCATAATAGTAAACACCTTGTTCTGGAATAGTTGCATTGTCAGACAAATAATTTGTTTTGAAATCAAATCCCCACTTAAATGTAACGTCTTGGTTTGTTCCACCAATAACAACAATAGACAGTTTCTTTAAAATAGAAGTTACATTCTGGTCACCAAGATCAGCATGGTTGGTGTAGTACAACATCCTATATGCCGTTGCGTGATCTTGATAAGTTCCATACAAACCTATATAACCATTCTTCCCTATATATAGCGTACCATTTCTACGGAATAAAAAGGATTTAGGCGTGATTGAGTCCCATGTAGTAACCCTTGCAGAGCCATCAGGAAGATATGCTTTGGTATCAAAACACCAAGTAGTATCAATGCTTGGAGTCACCAATAGGTAAAATGCTTCTCTTTCAGAATAAATAGACTTGATGTTTGCCAGTGTCTCTCCAGCTACAGTACTCATCAAGTCATTGCGAATATTCTTAGACAAGTCTCGTTCTGGTGCAGACTTCTCTTGCACCGTTCTCATTAACGATCTGACACCAGAATTAGATAAGAACAGAACATCAGTGCTGGTTGTCTGAATACTATCCCTAGCAATACAACCAATGCCCTCTACAGTGTCACTCAATTGCATTGACGCTGGTGTAGTTGCACCTTGATAAATCAGAATCTGACGCTTACCAAAGATGAACAAAAACCCATTATGTGCAGCAAGTCCTGTAATCTCATCAGAACCATTGACCCAAACACGGTCTACATTCAAAGAACCAGATGTACCTGTTGACCAAACATGACCAGCAATCAAGTCAGAAAAATAAACAGTTGAAGTATTTGCAGAAGTACTTGCCGACCATAATCTACCAAAAGCAGAGATAACAATGTTCCCACTTGGAACTGTTGCTACATAACCAGATTTCTCAGAAACTCTGCGAAATGTAGTTGTACTTACAGCAGGATCATAAATTAATGGGTCATAACCTACTTGAAAGAAATAAGTTATTGAATTCAAAGAAGCACATTGCCAATTGCTTGCTGTGATTGTTGGTGCAGTTCCACCGCCACCATAAGTCAACTCAACAACAGCATTAGAACCGTCAAGTTTGAATAATTTATTGTTTCCAGCAAATAAAACAGTCAAAGTGCCATCAGCTTGCACTAACTCATGAATGACTTTTACATCATTTGCGCCAAGATTACCAGAAGAAGAATTGACTCTTGAGTAACCTTTGCGTGAACCAATACGACCATACTGGTCAATGATGCAGTTTGTCGCAACCAAAGCAAAGCCAGCATTCAAATCAAGAGGCGAGTCTTGAGTGTTCAACCCATAAAAGCCGGGGGCTGAGATGCTGTATGTTTGAATTGCTTGGCTCATATCGCAACAAACTCCTGATTTTCAGGGTAGCGAGTACCTTCCAAAGCAATTTGGTCAGATAACATAGATTTGTAAAGCAGATACGCTTCAGATGAAGATAGACCACCATCTTCACCACGCTCAACCAATGCTCTAGCATAAGCATTCTGAGCCACTAAAACATCACTCACCAGTACAACTGTTGAACCAGATGAAAGTGTTGCTTGTGGAACTGTCAAGGCAAACTTGATTGTGTATACGCCATCAGGGATTGGGTAAAGATTGACCTTGGTGTCGTATGAGGCATCAACTCCATCAAAAGCAAATTCAGTAGGGATTGAGTTAACCAATGGCGTAAAGTTCAGTTTGCGGTTCATATCCACAAAACTGATGTTTGTGAGGCCAACATTACTTGTGGTGTTGATTACATCCATCACTTGAAACTTCTGACCAGCACCCGTCAAAGAATAAGATGCTGTGGATGCCACAGTACTTACGGTGATTGTTTGACCTAATACATTCCAGCTAAAAGCATCTTCAATCTGACGCTTTGCGTCATTGACAAACTTGCCAATCAGAGTTGAATAAGTTGTTTCAGTTGTCGTGGAAACAGTTGTCTCACGCAACCTTACGAGTACATCATTGATTAATTCTAGGTAGGTCATGTTCTTGTCAACCCTTGTTCTTCAAATGTTGCTATAAAACTGAATGTGCTTGCAGACTCAGTAGTTATTTTAATTTTATCGCCTTCTTCTAAAACAATGTAAGCAGCACCATCAAATTGCAAATAGCTTTTTGACGTAAAGTTGTATTGAGTCAATATATCAAGCGTAGAGTTGGCACTTGCGTCAAACCATTGAACAGTAATGTGCTTGGTAGAACCGCCTGTATTGTGAATATACATTACAGTAAATTTAGAGTAATAGCCAGTAGGACAGGTATAGACTGTAGTGTCTACTGCCGCTGTAGGACTAACACCAACTGATAATGCTCTCATTTTGCTTTTGCCTTATTCCTTGCGGATATAGCTTTAGCTTTTATCTTTGCGTCTGCCTTGGAGGAAGCCCCCCATGCCTTCAACGAAAGAAGCAATCTTGTTGGTTCACCATCCTTGTACTCAGCACCGCTGTTACCAGCCATACGAGCCAAGAAACTTGCCCTGCGAGGGTTATCCCCCGACTTTACTGGAGGTTTCAAGTTACCACCAGTTTCCGCATTATAAGATGATCTACCCTTGGCATTCAAGCCGCCTTTTGGATTTTGACCAGCTTTTGTTTGCCAAGTGGGTGTTTTCATCTATTTCATCTTCTTCTTAGGTTTAGTCATTCCTGCTTCAGACAATGCAATTGCAACTGCTTGCTTCTGAGACTTTACAACCTTACCCATCTTAGAGCCAGAGTGCAATTCACCCTTGCCATACTCAGTCATAACCTTACTAATCTTTTTTTGGGCTTTAGTTTTCATTACTTACCTCGACTAGATTTCTTCATCATGTTAGTAGCAGTCCGACCACCACGAGTAGGCATACCCTTTGGTTTGCCAACTGCAACCATGATTGCAATAGGAATACCCTTTTTAGGGGCGTTAGCAGGAGTTTTGGATTTAGCTGTCTTCATATCAGTCCTTTTTGATTGAACCACCAGATTTCCAAGCATCACAAGTGCGTAGTGCTGCACAAGTGAAGTGAAACAATTCGCAG